ATGGCCGTGTTCACCGGGCGGAACTCGTTGGCCACCGGCCACTGGCGGGAAGCGTCGATATGTAGGGTGGTGTTGCCGTACACCCCACCGGTACACCGGGTTCGCCAGTCAGCCTGCCCCGATCCGTAAAAAGCCCCTGTCATGCCGACAAGGCCGCCGAAAACGCCCGCGTCGTCGCGGCGCTGGAAACTTCCCGTCAGATTCCTCCCGGCATCGCCTTCCTGCGTGCCCGTATTGCGGGAACCGGGGGCAGCCCCGCGGATGAAGCGGTTGCGCAGGTCGGGCAGCCTGGTTCCGCCGAGCACGGCCTTCAGCTTCGGGCAGGCATCTCCGTTGAACGTGCCGCCGTTGCAGACGAAGTAGCCTTCGGGCGCGCTGTTGCCCCAGTACATGATCACGGTACCCACGGGGTTGCCGTCGTCCCTGTTGCTGGTAAGGTTCGCCGTGACGTTCTGCGAACCGTCGAAGGAAACGCTTCCGCTCACATCCCCCTGAAAGGTGATGGTCATGGGGCTGGTGAATTTTGCGGCCTGCCTGGCCGTGGTTTCCACCGTGAGCCCGTCTTCCCCCGCCTGCGACGTTCCCGTCACATCCCCTGTGAGCTTCACGGGGTAGGCGTTGTTCCGGTGGAGGAACTGCGGCAGCGGCATCCAGTACGCGGCGTCGTCCCCCGGGGCGACGGGGGATTCTCTGCCGTTCGCTTTGATACACTGCCAGTATTTGCCGCCATAAAAGACGATGGCGGGCGGAATATAGTCGAGCTGAGCGTTGTACTGCCACATGCCGCCGGACTGCTGCCACCATGCCATAGCGGACAGCATGTACAGGATGCCGTTGAAATCAAGTCGGTTAGGAGCTATGCCCCCCTGTTTGACCGGCGTCGACGTGATAGGCGGAAAGCCTTCGGGCAGTGTGGCGCGCCCTTTGGTGACGGCATCATCACCGATAATGGTCTTGTCGCCGTTTTCGGCGAAGGGCCGGGAGAAAAATTGTGTAGGATAGGAAGGCATAATTACTCCTTGACGATAAGGCCGTAGGGGTCAAACGGGGCCTGATCGAACGGTTGCAGGCCGGAGCCGTCGAAGCCGAAGGTCTCCTCCGGGACGATCTGATAAAACTCCCAGCCTACGCCCGCCCCCCGGGTCAACAGCCCGTAGTTGTTGAGGATGGCGGCCTGTTCCAACGAGGGGAAGAACTCGAACACAACCCGTATAGTCATGTTCTGATTATCAAGGACGTAGACATTTTGTTCAAAGAGCTGCGTAAGCAAGCGGTTTTGCGTTTCGGCGTCCGCGCTGCTGATGTTGGCGAGCGCCTTGTATAGCAGCAAAAAGCGGTACGTCTCATCCGGCCAGGTGATCTGTGCGTCTGGCGCGTTCAGGGTGCGCGGGATAGCCAAAATGCGCCCCCACACGTCCAGGCTCACGCCCATCGCCGTGTTGATGTTGATGAGGTCGTCGAAGATAAGGTCTATCTGCGGACTGGCGTCGAGCTGGTTTTGAAAACCCTCGCACAAAGCAAGGATATGGGGGCTTGCCGAGTACTGACTCTGCAGCGCCGCCGTACGCATGGAAAGGAGGTTGCCGCTTGCAAGGATATTTTCATCTTCAAAGACGTTCTGCCATGTAGGCGCGCCCATATCATCCCTCCACGATGGTCACGTTTTCCACGGTCATGACCGGCTCTTCGTCCGCGTCGATGGTGACGGAGTCCGAAAAGGCCCCGTCCCCGAGTTTGATCTCTATGCCTGATAGCTGGATGACGCCTTCCACGTCCATGACCACGGGATAGAAGCGGGAAGCGTACACCGTGGAAGCCAGGCCCACGCGGGTGTTGCCGTACCTGTCCCAGCGGCCGAGGAAGTCTTCCACCACGGCGGAGGCCACGGCGTTTTTCGTGGCCGGGGAAAGCGCAGAAGCGTTGGGGATGGCCACCTGTACATAAAAGGGTACGGTATCCGGCCTCACAATCTGATAGCTGTAGTACAGCGTGACGTCCGCCGAAGGATAATATGTAACGGCGTGGTTGCCGCTGGTACCGCAACCCGCGTCCTTTTTGTTGTAGATGGCCTCGGCTATGTCGGTATCTTCGCCGCCGTACACGCATACGGCCACCGAATGGCCGCCGATCTCCACGCCGAACTGCGTCACCGGTTCGGGCCCGGGATTTTCCAGCACTTTGCAGTCGAGCACGCCTTCGATATCCGAAATTGTTCCATACAGGCTTTCTACGGTTCCGTGAGCGTTGGCGGCCACGGAGTTATAGCGGCGGCCTTCAAACTCGTTGCGGGTTTCGATGTCGCGCCCCGTTGCGCCGGGTGCTTCGTTGTCGATAGTATCCCATCCGGCGATGACGGTGACGATCTTCGTCACGGTATGTGCAGCTATCGGGACAGGCCCGGTTTCCGCCATGCGAAACGTGGTTTCCGCCGTGCCGCTGTCGTCTATGACCACGGGGGCGTTGCAAATCAGCTGATATCCGTCCGTGCTCTGTGCTATGGCCCCGTAGGGGATTTGCGTACCGCGCAGCCCGGTAAGCTGACACGTCACCACCGTGGGCTCGGCTACCTTGCGGGTGAGGAAATAGATATACCCGAGAGCATCTTGAAAACGCCCCTCGGCAATACGCGGGTTGAACTGGTTGGCCAGCCACAAAAGTTCCGTATTCTTAGCCGCGATTTCCGCCGTTTCCGCGTCGATGAGCTGCCCGGCGGGCGTGGAGGATTCCACGTCAAGCTGCGGGGAGCCGGAAGCGTCGGAAAAAGCCTCCTGCCAGTCCTGGCGCACGGCATCACGGATATCCGCCGTTTCCGGAGCGACAAGCCCGATGTCCAGATCAAAGCTCAACTGAGACACGAGTTCCCTCCCTGCTGGTAAAACGTACTTCCCCGGTCAGTTCCCGGGTGTCGGTGTTCAAGGCGTCAAGCGTCACGTCCGTCACCGTGGCCACGTCTTCCACAAGAAGCGCTGCCGAGCGAATACGGGTACGAAGAGCCGAACCGGGGACCTTCCGCCCCAGCGCGAGCAGAAAGTACGGAATGCCGCGCTCCTGATCGAAGTAGGCATCTTCGGTAAACAGGCGGCACTCGTTGGCCACGTTCTGAGCCGTGGCGTAGTCGCCTTCCGCCACGGCAATACGCCCTGATTTGGTGAGCTGCACGTCCCAGTTTTCGTCGAGCAGCAGAGTCTTTCGTGTATGCGCCATCAGTTCGGCCCTCCCGTATTGCCGGGCCCGGTTTCTACGCCGCTATGCGTATGCGTTTCCAGCGTAATACCGTTGGACGTTATCTTTCCGCCGGTGTTGGTGAAGCCTCCTTGGAATTCGGAACCTTCCCCCGTGCCCATTTCCCCGCTCTGCTTGATGCGCCCGGCTACCCGTACCAAGGGCGTATTGAGCGCCACTGAGTCCGATGCGTTGATCTCAACCTGCGGGCTGTTCACGGTGACCTTTTGCGGGCATTCCAGCGTGATTTCTCCGGATTGCGGGTCAAGGTGAATAAAAACAGTGGGAGGCTTACCCAGTATCCCGCCGAGATAGATGCCGTCGCTCATGTCGAAGCAACGGAAGCTGCCGGGCGCAATGGGTTTTGAGTTACCCGCCGTCAGCCCTGAAATGTCGCTCTGCGCAAAGACGGCCAGGCCCACGTCTCCGGGCTGCGGATCGGCTACGATGGCCGCCGTACCGCAGGAGAGCCGGAAAAACGGCAGCCGCGGGATGCTTACCTGTTCGAGCGTGTTTCCTTCCGCATCACGTTGCGTAATAAGAGGCGTCGCGCTCACATAGCCCGCCGCATCGTCCGGCCCCGGAGCCGTGCAGGAATCCACACGTACGGGGATAGCCACATTGATTTTACGCTTGAGCGCATTCTCGACGAGAAAATCCAAGGCATTGTACGGCGACGCCCCGGAGTTGGGCCGCCTGTTGCTGGTGACTGTCTGATTATCCGCCATACGGTGTCGCCTCGATGGATGAGACCCATGGCCCCGGGGCAACGGAATTCGCCAGGAGGTCGTGATTCAGCTTTGTGATTTTCCATGCGCCGGTCGCACCCGGTACGATGCTCTGTACCTGCACGGCTCCGCCCAGTTCGAGATTGGGATTATACAGGCACGACAGGGAGATGCCTTCGTTGGTGAAGGACGGGTAGCCGAGCATGCCCGTCTCGGGCGTAAGCAGTACGGCGTTGCCCTGCCTTACGGTGTCGTGACGCATGAGGACCAGCTTATTGTCGTCCACAAGCAGCTGCGCCCCTATCTGATCGGCCACGGCCTGCGCCTTTTCCAACGGGGACCCGGAAAATACGGCATCACGCACCGAAGCCGTGACGCCTTCAAGAGCGAAGGCGTAACCCATTTCCGTGGCGAACTGTTGAAGCAGCTTTTCCGCCGGAACTTCTCCCGTTGCCGCCACCGGACCTTTTGCCATGAGTGCGGCATAGCCCCCGGCCTGCGCCTCCATATGCATAGTGACCGTGGGGAAACGGGAAAAGTCCGCCCAAGAGGAAACGATTTCCCCTGCGAAGGCAAGAGAAAGCTCCCGATCTTCTTCTCCGGCGAACACACGGATGAGATTTTTCTGAAGTTTCATCGGCTTGAACGCCAGCATGGTGAGCTGCGCCATGTCGTCATAGGCCATGTTGGCGATGCGTACGGTAGCCTTCGCCTTGTCCGGCAGGCCGGGTTTTTCGATGGATACCGCCGTTTCCAGCCCTTCCAGAATGCGCGTGTTGTGCTTACCGTCAAAGGTGCCTTCGCCGAGTACGACCTCCACACGGAGCCGTCGTTTTTTGAAACTTTCGGGCATGTCGTCCTCCTAGAATTGCAGTGCGGCAGGAACTTCCTCACCATCTGACAGATAAAGCAGGATGAAGCGGGAACCGAGCCCTTCGTAGTCCGGTTCCTTCGTACCCTGCGTGTCGTAAAAATGCAGAGAGCCGGAAAAACGCAGGGTGGGCGACTGCACGATATCTGCGCCATAGCGACAAATCGCGCCCCGAAACACGGAAACATTGCCCACATCGAGGTCGGCATACAGACGGCCGCCACGGTCATAAAGGGCCAGGGTGCAATTCTGGTCGTCCAGCACCACTTGCAAACGCTGGGCGGGAATGGGTCGGAGAGGGATTTGCTGCATAGGTCAGCCTAAAATAGTGGCAAGCGCCCCGTCGTATTTTTCTTTCTTCGCCTGCGTCTTGCCGGTGTTGGCGGTGCTGGCGTCGCTTTTGTTCTTCGCCTGAGCAGGCTTGATGCTTACGGAAGCGTATGCCTGCGTTTCCACCTGCCGGATCTCCACCAGGGACAAATCCACAACAAGCAGCTGCGCCCCGCCTGAATCCGTACGGCTGCAGCTGTAGGCTTCGAGGTTGTAACCAGCGTACTCCTGCGCGGGCGTCACCAGGGTGACCAGGTCCGTACCGGCGCAGAGGCTGTCGAGAGTATTCAGCATGGCTTGCTGGTCGTACCCTGTACCTGACCTTGCCAGACTCACGCGGAGCTGCGTCGGTGTGGAAGCCTTATTATAGGAGGCAAAACTTCCTTTTTCGACAGGCTCATAGGCAACTTGATTCTCCGAAGAGACTTCCACGCTGAGCATGGAGTCAAACTCCAACACGTCTGCCCCGTCCTCTGTGAGCAGCGTCCAGGACTGAACTTCGTCGTGCAGGTCGATGATCATTTCTGAAGAACTCCGGTTTGAGAAGTAAGCGGCATTTTATCCCACTGGAAACGGGAGACTTCATGCCCAAAGTCTCTGGCTATGCCTTGGGCGTCTGTAGCGGCGGTGTTGATGGTGATAGGCCCGGTCTGTACGTTGGAGGTCGCGTTGATGTCGGTTCGGCCGAAATCTCGGCCCGCTTGCGCGGCAAGGTTACCGGAATCCGCCGTTGTGGGAGCAAGAACCTGTGTTTTTGCCTCTTCTCCGTCTACAACGCCCATTTTTTCCAGCGCCCACCCTAAGCCGGGGATGGAGGCCAGCATATCCGTAAACCAGCCGCCCACGGCGTTGACCACGCCCCAGAACGCGTCGGATACAGATTTCACGATACCGCTGAAAATTCCGAGTATGGCTTCACCGACGCCGGTAAAGACGTTGCCTATCCCTTCGACGATACTGGCAAAGTCGGCGGTAAAAAGCCCTTTGATGACCTGCAGAACGCCGGTGACGATCTGCGCCAGTCCGGAAAATACGCCGGAGAAGTTTTGAAAGAACTGCTTGACGCCGGACGTGAGTCCTTCAAAAAGAGCAGAGCCTATAGCCTTGAGCGTTTTCCACGCACTGCCCAGCGCTTCTGCAATTTCAGGCCCCGTGCCGAAGATAGCCCAGAAGTCGGAAAACACGGACTTGCCGCCGTCCATGTAGGCAATAAGGTCGTCTATGGCGAGCCCTATAGCCACCAGAGCCAGCGCGATACCGCCGATGATCCAGGTAAGAGGATTGGCGAGCCACACCGCCGCCAGCTTGACGGATGCGGGGATAAGCATACCCGTGATGATGGCGGCGAGCCCTGCAAAAACGGCCTTCACAAAGGGCTCATGCTTGCGCAGGAATGTCACCGCTTTGCTTATGCCCTCGGTCGCCCTAGTCATGACGGGAACGAGCAGACGGGCCACAGGCATGGCGGCCGACTGCATGGCGCGCCCCAGAGACATGAAGGCAAACTGCGCTTTTGACGCAATTTCCGCGTCTTCCTTTGTGTAGGTGCCGAGCTCTTTCTGGGCCTTGATGAGCCCCTCGATTTCCGCACGGCCTTTCTGCAGGAGCTGTATCATACCGGGGTCTAACCCCATCTGCATGCCGAAGGCCACGGCTTTCTGTGAGCCGACTTTTTGGAAGGCCTCAGCAAGTTCCAAAGTCACGTCTTCCGTGGCTTTGATATTGCCCTGTGCGTCCTTGAGAGATATCCCCAGCTCCTTAGATATCTCTTTCAACGGCCCGGAATCAAACGTTGTGGCGTCGATAAGGTAGTCGTTCATGTCACGAAAGAAGTTACCCACCTCTTCCGCTTCCGCTCCTGCCGCTTCCGCCGCATACTGCCAGCCCTGCAAGTCCTCCATGCTCATGCCGAGCGAATCGGAAAGCTGTTTGAGCCCCTGCGCCTGACTGACATACGCGGATGTAAGGGCAGCCGCCGAGAATCCGGCAAAGGCCGTCATGACCGGAGCCGCCATAGCGGACACGATGCCCTTGAGGCCGCCCGTAATCTTGCCGCGGGCGGCGTCCATGCCCCTGTCTACGTCTTTGGTATCGAGCCCCAGCGTGATGAGCAGCGCGTCAACAACGGTTGCCATGACTATCCTTTGCCGACTCCATGACGGCCCATTCGTTATACCCTGTTACCATGGCCACCTCTGCAAGATCGAGCAGGTCGCGGTAGCTGTATACGGTTTGCAGCTCGTACAGCGTGGCCAGTTTTGCCGAGAGAACCAGCCCGACCGCAGGGCTTACATTGACGTAGTCTGCTAAGCCCCGGAGCCTCGTCTGGGCCGCGCGATACTCACCTGCGCGGGGGAAGCGGACTGCGCGGCGTTCTGAAAAAAATCGAAGTGCAGCGCGAAAGCCTCCATTTGCAGACGCAGCAGCGTGGTCACGTCTTCGATATAGGCGTCGGCTGTGGCCGTGGTGACGCGTTCCTCAGCGTTGCCCACCTGCCGGTAACAGCAGCCGAGAAGCTCTTCAAGGAGCGGCTTCGCCTTGTCGTAATCCAAAGCTCCCAGAGCCTTGAAGCCGTTGTCTGCAAAGTGCCTGAAGGCAGCATCCACCCCGGCTCCTGTGGGTACATCCGCGCCGGTTGCAGCGAGCAGGAGCAACGCCTTTGCTATCCAGTCCATGAGCCTGGTAGCGGGCATTTCCCGGATGAGAAACGTAAGCTTGTTGCCGCGATCTTCGATGACAAGAGTCTTTTCCTTGCGCATGGAGCCCCCTAGTATTTGATGATGTCGAGTTTGGCGAAATCGAAAGTCCAGCTCGTGGGATCAAGCACCTTTTTGGCATTGGCTACCGCTGTGGCCGTCTTGAGCACGCCCTTGCTCCATGTGTAGATGGTACGAATACTGGGTACAGTTGCCACCAGCGTACATTCGTAAATTGTGCGGTTGGCCTCCATGGCCCTGAGCAGCATAGAGAGCACATCGTAGCTGGGGCTGGACGCTTCCAGGTTGATGACCACGGTTTTGATGCTGGGAACCCAGCCCGCGGCAAGGTGCCCGTCCACTCCCATGCGGTCTTCCGCTATGGTGATTTCGTTTTGGTTGAAACTCTGGTCGGTGGAAAATTGCGTGAGTACCGCCCCTGCGGGAATCACCGTATCTGCAGTGAGGACCAGGCTGGCATTGGCCGAAGTGATGTTGCCGAGATTTACATCTGCCATGATACCGGCTCCTTAGAGTATAAGGGTGGAAGGAATGTCGATCTTATTGACGGATCCGCCGTAGGTGTACCAGAGGGACACGGCCGGGCTCTGGCGACTTACGCGCACAGACGCCCCGGCGTCCTCCACCTGGAGGAAGTAGCCGTCGGTATCGAGGTAGCTCGTAATGTCCATGCCTGCTTCGCGGAAAAGTTCGGCTTTCTGGGCTTCGGAGAGCTGCACGCCCGGGTCGATGACGCCGTTGTTCTGCGCCCGTGCGATGGGGTCCATGAGCCAGGACCGGATAAGGCTGTAGCCGTCCTCGTTGTAAGGCACGCGCGGGGTCTGTTCGAGGCCCTGCATGACGGCGAGCTGAATGGCCGCGTTGAGCCAGATAGCGTTGACGAACGGGTCTATGTAGCCGTAGTCGCCGAACATGGAACCGTCATACAGCCAGATAAACTGGTCGTTGCGCGTGGCATAGTTGCCGTAGATATTGCATTTTTTACCGAGGAGCGTTGCCGCCGTAGTTGCGTTTTCCACGGTGGGAGCAAGGCCCGACTGCGACTTGAAGGCGAAGTTGATGGTTCCCTGCCTGCGGTTCCAGTCGATACTGGCCGCCGTGCCCATGATAAAGGCAGCGTAGGACACGGAGCCGTACACCAGCGTGACGCCGGTGACATCGGCCTGGGCAAACTGGTACGCAATACTCGTCGTATCGCTCTGGTTCGTCAGATTGGCGTCCTCGGAGTGGCACACAAAGAGATAGGCGACATTCTGAGCACCCGACCACTGCGCCAGCTCCACGAGCTCCGTATCTTCCGCGTCGTACAGGTTGGTGAACGTCACCCAGTTTTCCGTGACCGCGCGGATATCGGCCAGGTTCTCATCGACGGACAGCGCGGCGGAACCCTGCGAAAGGACAGCCCCAGCGGCCTGCGTGAGCCTGAGCAGCTCCGCAAGGTTCGGAGTACCGGTGGAAGAGGCATAGCCTACGGCGGAAGCCGCGCCCGTGGTCGCGCTCGTGATGGTGAACGCCTGAGAAACGGAATCCCAGGTGCAGGTCACACCGGAAACCTGTGCATCAAGAGCCGTCTGCAAGGTCTGCGCAACCTCGGAAAAACTGGACGCGTCTGCGAGAGAAACAGCGCTGATCTTCACCTCTTCGCTGTCAATGCTGATGGTCAGATCCCCAGCGGTGACGGCCTTGAGCGTTTCCAGGGTGCCGCCATACGCCGCGCCGCGAATCCAGGCGGCGGCAGCTTCCGCCACACGGCGGGCGAACAGTACCTGTACGGGCTTGCGGAAGCTGTTGTCGTAGCCCTGAAAATACACCTGTGCGGCGGCATATTCTGTCGAATCCAGCCCAAAATATTCCCCCACACTGTCCACGGTCGGAAACGTCATGGCGATGGAAGAAAGCGGAATCCGGCTGTTTTCCGTGAGGAACAGTCCATTGATGACAAGGTCGTTCCCACCTGCCTGCAAGACTCGCGGGTTGACCGAAACAATTTGTGATGCGGGTATGGCCATGGTTACTCCTGTGGAAGATGATGCACATCCACGTTTTCAATGTTGACGTTGACGGTGGAAAAGGCGTCCTGCTTCACGGTCAGGCTTGTCCAGCCGGAAAGATGGAGCGTGACGGAGTAGCGGACTACCCACTGGTTCAGCTCGTCGGCAAAAGGCAGCGCTTTTATGTCGTCCGCATAAAGTATCTGGAGCTGAAACGGTTTGAAAAAATTCACGGCAAGCGGGTCGCGGCCCAGCATCATGAGCATGGCGGCCTGGGCATTGACGATCTCCTCGTTCAGCCCGCAGATATCCGCCTGCACCACGTATTCCGTGAGCATGGCAACGGTGCTGTCGAGTCCGTCACCTTCCGCGTTTCTGTACCTGCGTACGTTGGTGCCGTGCCGGACGGTGTCGAGCAGCGTAAGGACAATGAGCGTGGACGACGCGGGAAGCGCCGCCCGGTTCTGCCAGCCCCGCACGATGGTTGCGGGTTTCGGGGCAAGAAACCTGTCGCAGAACTGATACACCGCGCCGAGCACGTCAGTCGCCACCTTCCACCCCCTGCGGGCCTTCCAGCTGCTGCGTGACGGCCACGCAGACCCAGCCGGAGGCCGTAAAATCCTCGAGGATACCGGTCACCAGCCACCACGTATTGTCAGCACGCCGTATGAAGTCGCCGTTTCTGGCGAGCGGCCGGATGATGCCCGCCGGAGGCAGTGCCGCATCAGGCGCGAAGAGGTACGCCTTACGGGAGACTTCCGTGCGGGAGGCTTCGTCCACATGGGCGAGGTCTTCGGCGGAAAGGCTCTGTATCTGCGCTCTTACGGTCTGCGCTCCGGCGTACGTCGGCACTATCCGCCCCAGATCGTTTGTCTGCCCCGTAGACTGGTAAAGCGTGACGGTTTCATCAGGGTGCAGCGCCGTCACGGCCCCGCGTACTATGGCGTGGAGATTCATCATTTCGCGCTCTCCCCGGTACCCGTTACCAGTTCAAAATTGATGGACTTGTGCATGTCTCCAGACAGGAACAGCGTGCCGGAATAGCCGCCACCTTTTTTTTGCTTGCTTTTTGCGTAAGCCGGGTTATTGGGGGGCGGCACATTACTCATAATCTTTGCCTGTATGTCGGCCGCCGCTACCCTACCAACCGCCATCAGCGCCCGTTTGGCCACGGTCTGATCACTGGCAAGCTTTCCCCGTGTCACCTGCGCGAACAGCTGCCCCCATTCTTTCCCCTTTTCCCGTGCCGTCGGTCGCATAAAAGGACGGGCAGGAATGCCATTTCCGCCGAACTCGTTGACGGCGGCATATTCTGCTATGCTCTGCCCTTCTTCATTTTTCGCCCCTTCAAGAACGCCTACGCGCACGGCTCGAACCCCGCCAAGCTCTTTCAGCTTGCGTTGCAGCTCGCGCCACTTGCGCTCATCCGGGGAAGGAATTTTAACTGTCAGCCCCATATAGCACCTGTCCTTTTAGACAACATGCCATACGGGGATAGATTATGGGAAAAACTTACTCTCTCAACTTGACCTCTGAGGTGATTTTTCCCTTGAGGCGCAAGGAGATTAACGTTACGCGTAGAAAAAAAGGAGCGAAGTATGGCTTTCAGGTTTAGGAAAACAATAAAGATAGTTCCTGGAGTCAAATTAAATATCGGAAAACGCGGTGTAAGCATGTCTGTTGGTACTAGGGGGGCAACTGTAACTTTTGGTAAAAATGGCGCTTATGGAAATATCGGCATCCCTGGTACAGGTATGTCATGGAAAACTAAACTTGGTGGAACAAGCCATGCATCCTCCCCAAAAACATCTTTGCAGCCTGTTACTACAGTAGCTGGAACAGGAGAAAACCGTCTTGCACTATCTCAAGATGGAGATCTTCAAATAATAAGTAAGGATGGAAGAGTTTTTGAACCGACTACACAGTTGATGGGTAGAAGATATGATACATCACAAAAACAATATATACGAGAATTTTTAGAATCTGAAAAAAAGTATTTGAATACTGAAGTTGAAGAACTTATAAATATTCACAAAATATTAAAAACTCCTAATTCAAATAAAACAATACTCGCTCCAGATCTTGAAATTGCACCTCAATATAATATAACATTTTCAATAAAAAACAAAAAATATTGGTTTAGTATTTATGCTTTTATCATTGGTATTTATTATTTTATTATAAAAGAACATACTGATATTTTTATTGCCATTACATTGATACCATTTTTAATTACATGCTTACTTGTAAATTTTTTGAGGGTTTGTAAAGAAAGAAAAATAAGAAAAAAAGAAATTGATGACATTAAAGAAAGAAATATCAATAGACAACTTCAATGGGAGCAAGAACTGTTGGATACCACAAAAAAACTTGAAGTTGCCTTAAATCATCTTGAATGGCCCCGTGAGACAAATATTTCTTATGAGCTTGAAAATGATATTCTATGGTTAGATGTTGACCTCCCAGAAGTGGAGGATATGCCTACAATGTCATGGGAAATACGTAAATCAGGTTTGGGTTTAGATAAAAAAGAAAGAAGTGAGAGACAGATAAGAAAAGATTACGCTACACATATTCATGGAATATGTCTTGTTCTGTGTTCTGAAGCCTTTTGGGCTATGGATTCTCTTCAAAAAATCTATTGTTCTGGATACACCCAACGAAGAAATAGTGAAACAGGATACATTGAAGATGAATATATACTCAGTATTTGTATGACAAATGAAGAGTGGAAAAAAATCACATCACAGCCAAAAGAAAATATAAATCCTATAGATTCAATTAATTCTCTTCATCTTGTTCGTAGAGATATGACAAAAAGTTTTATTATGAAAGAGGTATTACCCTTTGAAAAATAACATCTCTTGACAAAAACGCCTGATTGTGCATAGTCTGCCTTTACGGTGCTCGCAACACCATCCTAAGGCGGACTCCGCCACCGACATCAGGCGTTTTTTTATGCCTTTTTCAGAAGTCAAGACTCGTTTTGCCTTCTGTTTCCTGCTATAAAAGCATCTGTTGCCGGGTGTGGCCGATATGTCCAAGCGAAAGCCAAAGGCGGCCAGCTCCACCTTAGGGGAGTTGCGAACACCCGGCATCGTCATTCGCAGACGGTGCCAACTCTCTACCCTAAGGAGTGGCACATGTCACAGCTTTCTTCTTCCGTCTCCCTTCCCCGTCTTGCCTACAAAGGCGTTCCCGTCGTCACCACCGAGACGCTCGCTCGTGCGTATGAAGTGGAAGCAAAACAGATCCGTCAGAACTTCTCCAACAACAAAATACGGTTTGCTGAAGGGAAGCATTTCTTCTCACTTTCTGGCAATGATTTGAGAGAGTTCAAGAACTGCGTCGAAATTTTCGACTCAGTTGAAATAGGCAAAAGAACTGCCTCCCTCACCCTCTGGACGGAGCGCGGCGCAGCCCGCCATGCCAAGATGCTGAACTCCGACAAGGCGTGGGATATGTTTGAACTGTTGGAAGAAACATTCTTCCGTGTGGCCGCCAAAGGTGGACATCAAGCGGACATTGTGGACACGTCTGTTCTTTCGACCATCGAATCTCGTAAGCCTCTCCGCGCGTTGGTGGGTACATGGGCGCAGGTAAGCGGACAACCCTTCGCCGCCTGCTGGAATCAGCTCAAGGCCGCTTTCCAGCTTGCAAGCATCAAAGATCTGCCCGAGGCATGGGTGTCTGACGCTATCGCATGGGTACAAGACAGGCTGGACGCCGCACCCAAGGCTTTGCCAGCGCCGGAACCGCAGACGGGATATATCGACTGTCTTGTCAAGCTGGACGATCTTTGTGACCGCGTACGGATGGAGTGTCACCCCGGAGCCAAGATCACGCTTATGAGCGAAGCGGAACGGGAGATGTATGCCCTGCGCTATGAAATGTATTGTGCCGTCACCGACAGCCTACTTGCTGTGTACCGGCTGATGAATGTCGGACGCAAGCTTGATCTGAAAAGAAACCTTATCGGTTGACGAAGTGTCGAAAAGCTCCTAAATAGAAGGGGCAGGGAGTGCGCTAACACCCTCTGCCCCAGTAATGGGCACATCCTCCGCGTTTTATCGCTTCAGTTTTATGCCCCGATGAGAGCTGCTTTCTCTCACCGGGGCGAACTCATTTAATCAAACATACGCTTGACCAAATCAGCCAGCAG